GTTTGGATATAAAGATGCTGGTGGCAATTCTGTTGGTGAGATTACATTTCTCCGTACATATTCTAGGCTTAAAAAGGATGGAACTAAAGAGACTTGGGTTGGCGTCTGCGAAAGAGTCATTAATGGAATGTACTCAATTCAGAAAGACCACTGTAAGAGTCAGCGTCTTCCGTGGAACGACGCGCGTGCACAAGCAAGCGCGAAAGAAGCATTTGATCGTTTATTCAACCTCAAGTGGACACCTCCTGGTCGCGGTCTTTGGGTCATGGGTACGGATATAGTTAATGTCCAAAAAAATTCAGCTGCACTTCAAAATTGCGCCTTTGTTTCCACGCTAGAAATGAATAAATTTAACCCAGCTAAACCATTTGCCTTTCTGATGGAAGCATCAATGCTTGGTGTCGGCGTTGGATTTGATGATAAAGGTGCGGATAAAGATTTTATTATTTATGAACCAAAAGAAAAAGTTATAATAGCCATACCGGACACTCGTGAAGGTTGGGTAGAGTCTGTAGCAATGGTATTAAACTCATACCTAAAAGAGAACCAACCATCTTACGAATTTGACTATTCGCAAATCAGACCATTAGGCGCTCAAATTAAAACGTTCGGGGGAACAGCTTCTGGTCCAGAACCGTTGATAAAACTCCATGCACATATTCATAAACTGTTTTTAGGCAGAGCTGGAGAGAAGCTTACACGTATTGATATAGCCGATGTAGGTAATCTTATCGGAGTTTGTGTAGTATCCGGTAATGTTCGTCGTTCTGCGGAACTTTTAATTGGTCGTTTAGACGATAACAATTTTTTAGATCTAAAGAATAAAGATATTTTTCCAGAAAGAAACTCGTATGATCCTGTGGCACCAGGTTGGGGTTGGATGTCGAATAATTCAGTTGAGACGGTTGTAGGGTCAGACTTATCTGGGATTATTGACGGTATTGCCCTTAATGGTGAACCAGGTGTTATCTGGATGGATCTTGCTCGTAAATATGGCCGACTTGCTGACCCTCCTAATAATAAAGACTGGAGAGTGGCAGGCTTTAACCCATCATTAATAACAGGGACGAAGGTGTACACCACAGAAGGTATACGAAATATTGAATCGTTGGAAGGAAAGTCTTTTGTTGTAAAAAACCTTGATGGGAAACTTAGCGAAGCTAAGTGCTGGAAGTCTGGCACTAATGTTTCTGTTCACACGGTCAATCTTGCTGGTGGTCACTCTTATGGAGCCACTAAGGAGCATAAGTGGCCCGTATGGAATGGTGAAGCATGGGTAAAAAAATCTACACTAGAATTACAGCATGGAGACTTATTGCCAAACCTTGTTCAGGGCAGTATGTTCCCAGATGGAACCAGGGGTACATATGATGAGGGTTTCCTTATTGGATGGAATCTTGGGGATGGGTGGCAAACCGACAGAAAAGATGGCAGACGCCAATACGGATTTATTGTATCGGATAATGATAGAAAAAGTGGGATACATAAAAAACTAGTATCTACATTAACTTCTTTGGGGGTATCTACTGAAATGGATACAAAAGAAAAGATTAATGTAAGCCACCATGGAATTAGGGATCTGTTTGATAGTTTTAGCGTTCAGCATAAAACCATAGGCCTACCAAAAGAAGTGTGGGAGTCGGATGTATCTGACGAATTTAGAAAGGGCCTAATCGATGCTTTATACTCATCTGATGGGACTGTTGATACGAGTCGTATTTGTTTTTCTCAGGCTAGTAAAATTATGGTAGATGAATTATCTTCCCTATTAGGGTTTTTCGGAATAAAGACAAACAAAGGGACTATAACAAGACCTAGATCAGAAGCATTCCCTAATTCATATGCTGATGATGGCTCTACATTCACTAGACATGTACTTCATATAGGGTCCATCGATAATATAAAGAACTTTTCAAAATTATTTACATTGTCGCATAAGGACAAGCAGGACAAGATTAATGAAATTTGTTCTAGAAAGCATTTTACTTCAGATAAAACTAACTATATCGAGGTAGTTTCTATAACTGATGGGGGCACTGCTGATGTGTGGGACGTATCTGTATTTGACGATACTCATGCTTTCCAAATAGACCATTGTATTACTGGTAACTGTGCTGAACAAAGTCTTGAAAGCTATGAGTGCTGCACGCTTGTGGAAACATATCTTAACCGCCACGATTCACTAGAAGACTATAAACGCACTCTTAAATTCGCCTACCTGTACGCTAAGACCGTCACGTTGCTTCCCACCCACTGGGAAGAGACTAATGCAATCATGCAAAGAAATAGGCGTATTGGGGCTTCTATGTCCGGTGTGGCTAATTTCGCAGACAGAGTAGGAATCCCAATATTAAAGGAGTGGATGGATCAAGGCTACAAAACTATACAGCGTTACGATAATATATATTCAGAATGGCTAGGCATAAGAGAGTCCGTTAAGATGACCACGATTAAACCAAGTGGGACTGTTTCTATACTTGCTGGTGAGTCACCTGGTGTTCATTGGACTCCAGGTGGGAAATATTTTAATCGTACGATTAGATTCTCCAATGATGATCCCATGTTACCACTTTTCAGAATGGCGAATTATAAGGTAGAACCCGCATCGGAATCGCCTGATACAACATCGGTTGTTTATTTTCCCATTAAGTCACAAGCAAGTCGTGCGGAAAAAGATGTAACAATCTTTGAAAAGATGTCACTTGCGGCCACAGCACAAAGGTATTGGTCTGACAATTCCGTATCTGTGACCATATCGTTTAACGCCGAAACAGAGTCTCAACATGTTGGAACGGTTTTACATATGTACGATGGTCAGCTTAAGACGGTATCTTTTCTGCCCAGCGGCAATGATACGTATCCCCAGATGCCATATACGCAAATAAGCGAAGAAGAATATATAGAGGCAACTAAAACTTTATTCGCGATTGATTTAACTGGAGTATATGCCGGTATGGCGGCTGATGCCATTGGTGAAAATTATTGCACTACAGACTTATGTGAGGTTAAGTTCGTGAAGGAAAATGCAAAGTAAAATGTCTAATGAAGAAAGTTTTGATAAAATATTTTCTGAAATAACATCTCCAGAAAATTTGGGAGCAATGCCGGATGCCACAAAAGCAATTTCGTTAAGTTCTGCTAGAGATTATTCTTTATTTATGGCTGAATTAATAACAGCTGTTCAGGAAATAAATTTAATTATTGTTAATCTTATAGATCCAAGTGATGAGCCATTTTCTATACCTGGAGAAATTGTTCTAATGCTAGAAAGTATTTACTCAAAAGCAAAAGAGTTTAATAACTATATGATAAACTTAGATGAAGATGATCTTGGATATTTTTTCATAACAGAAGAGGATGAAGAGGATGAAAACGACGGAGACTGATCAAAATACGTTGAAAGTTTTAGATAAAGGCTATGTAAGACTAGTAGATGTAATGGGTAGTGATCTATCTGTAGTTAATGCAGCTAGAGCATCCTTCCATAAAGAGTCATTAGAACTCTCAACGGCAGATGCAAGACTCATAGATTTCCTAGCTAGAGAAAACCATATGTCACCATTCAGACATGCCTTTATGACCTTTGAAATTTATGCCCCGTTAATGGTTGCTCGTCAACATTGGAAATATGTTGTTGGATCAGACCATACTATGGATTCATGGAATGAATCATCTAGGCGTTACATAACAATAGAACCAGAATTTTATATTCCAGGAGCAGAAGAGTGGCGTTTGGCCCCAGAGGATAAGAAGCAGGGTTCTGCTGGTTTGGCCGGTCCGTGGATTGGCTCGATACTATCTAATGAGCTGAGAGATTTAGTGTCTAAATCTGAAGCTCTATATAAGATGGCACTTGATGAGGGTATAGCCCCAGAGCAGGCTCGATTATTTCTCCCCGCTTATGGCCTTTACGTTTCATATAGATGGTCCTGTAGCCTGCAATCCGTATCCCTATTCCTTAAACAAAGACTTGCAGAAGAATCTCAAGCAGAGATTCAAGCATATGCGGGAGCAATTTATGAGCTGGCAAAAGAAAAATTCCCAATATCCATAAGCAGACTGGTAGACAGCCAATGATTTTTACTGTTGGAATATGCACATTATTGGCACTTTTAATGTCTTGGTCTACTAGCCTGCAGATAACAGGTCAACTAACAGAAAACCTTGCAGTCAAAAAGATTTCCATTACCCTATCCATATTGATCAAGGTAATATTACTCTTATCACTGTATACTTTACTGAAATAAGGGAGCATAGTGGCGGCTTCAAAGTGTAATTATATACTAGTCTATCCAAATCATAGTCAAGTATATTCTTGCGCATCAAAAAAAACTGCGATAGATTCTTTGCCTCCAGAAGGATATACTATTGAGGATAAAAGAATACTTTTTGCAACATTCGAGCCAGATACAAATTCATTTTGTGTATACCCAGTATCGCCAGATGAATTAGAAGCAACAGAGACAAAGACTATTAGAAAAAAAAGAAATGACTAAAAAAATAAACCAAAGAAAAAAAATAACTATTAAATTAGAATCTGGTTATTCATATATGGTAGCAGATTCAACAATGTTAGCGAATATGTATATTGTATATACTGAGCTTTTTATAAATGTAAAGAAAACCGACAAATATAAAGAGCATTACGTGCAAATGTTAGATAAGATAACTAGCGCAATAGAAAATATTTATACAAAAGAGGATGAAAGTTATGAAGATTGGCAGTAAGGGCGCAGTATTCTATCTTTGTTTAGGAGTTGGATTCTATCTTGGATTAAAGCATTATGCACAGCGTATGATAAATGACGAACTTAACGACGAATTTGCAGAAAAATATCAAGAGGATAATTTCAAACCTAATAACGCTCTGATAGAATTCTTTGAATCAGATAAAATAATTGAAGCATATAGTAGATATGAGGAATACTTAGACTTAGGACTTAACAAGCAGGACGCTTTTAAGGCAGTAGTCGAAGATAAGAGAAATACATGATTGACCTATGCATCGTAAATTACAATACTAGGCCTCTTCTCCAAAGATTATTAGATTGTCTTCACGAAGACATAGTTGGTAACCCTAAATTTTGGAATCTTTATATAGCTGACAATGGTTCTACTGATGATACGGTTGAGTGGCTAAAGGATAACGATTACAAATATCAGATAGATAAAGTTTTCGTCAATGCGAATACAGGGTATTCACACGCTTGTAATACTCTAGCTGCTCTAGGTAGTAGCAATATAATAGGTTTGCTAAACGCAGATGTATGGCTTAACAATAAAGACGTAACAAATATAAATAATATATTTAATAATAATTCCGATATACATATACTAGGTCCAAAACAAAGAGATGAATTTGGTTTGATAACGCATGCGGGGATAATTGGGACGAATACTGATCCAAGACATAGAGGATGGAATTACTCCGATCCAGAAGATACCATGTATAAAGATAGTATACAATGTATAACCGTATCTGGATCAGCATATTTTATTAAAAGAAGTGTGTGGAATGCATTAACTGACAACGTTAAATATAGAGAGATGTATCCTAATGCTATAGGGGCTTTTTTGCCCACTCCTCATTATTACGAAGAAACATGGTGCTCATATTTCGCTCGTCATTTGGGGTATAATGTTGTGTATGATGGTTCGGTATCGATTGGTCATACGTGGCATGCCTCTTCCCCTAAGCCCAACGAGGGATACAGTCATGCTGACGCACAGTTTCAATTAAGTCAATCAATATTTCGCAAAGCATGCGATTACATAGGAATAGAAAGAGATTAAAATGGCAGTTAACTTTAACCCATATCAGTACAAAGCAGAAGTTAAAAAAATAGTTGATGGAGATACATTCGATATTTTAATTGATCTTGGTTTTGATACCTATAGGTACGGTCGCGTTAGATTGTATGGGGTAAATACTCCAGAAAGTCGTACCAAAAATCTAGAAGAAAAAAAACAAGGATTAGCCGCAAAAGAATTTGTTAATCAATGGTTAATAGCTGCTGATAAGAAAGTAAATATAGAAACTATTCTAGACAAGAACGAAAAATATGGTAGGATACTTGCCAGGGTATACAATGGCACAGGTGCCTGTTTAAATACCGATATCGTAACGGCTGGTCTTGCTCATGAATATTTTGGTGTAGGCGATAAGACATGGACCAAATTTAAGAAAGATTAATAATGAAAAATCCATTTGCTGAAAGAATAAAGATAAAGTTAGTTTATAAAGACACGAAGAAAAAATTCTGCACGTGTAAATTAAGTAAGGAAGAATTTAATGTTATTTGCGAAGCTGCAAATGTAGGTGGTGAAACATTAGAAGAATTCCTTCAAAGTGTTATTGACGAGCTAGTGCAATTCTCTAGAGAAGAGCTGGCAACTGGTAATCTTTATAGGAAAAAGCCTCTAGAAAAAAGAAAAGCGCCAGAAATTCCTACTGAATCTGGTTGGAGATTCCCGGGAACTGACATTGATGTCATAAGCATTGCTCTTGGAATAACTGCAGTGATGGTAGCGATATTTGCAGTGGTGTTTATGCTAGCAGTGTCATGATTAGCAATAATATCACCACCACTATATGGGGATTATTATGCTATACTAATAGATCTAATAAAGCCACTTTTACAATGCCGTATCGCTTAGGCGATTGGAGTGGCGCGGCCATCTTATCAGGAGATGGTTGTCGGTCAGAGACAGTAATGTCTTCCTTAAGGGTGATTAGGCCCGTAGTGGAACAACTCTAGGGTGGACGCGCCCTAGAGCCATTATTCTTAGTGAGTTAATCGACAAAAAGGTTTTTAATGAGAGTAAAAGTATTTTTATCTGGAGCGATAGAAGAGGTTGGGGACTACGCATATGGGTGGAGAGAGACAGCGGTAAAATTATTAGATCAACGTGGTTTCCATGCAGTTAACCCAATGGATTTTTGTTTAGAAGAAACTGGTTGCGAACCGAAAGAAATTGTTAGTAAGAATACCTTTATGCAAGCGCGATGCGATATTGTTCTAGTCGAATACATGATTCCGAACAGAGCTTATATAGGCACTGACTATGAGATGACATTGGCTAACCATATCTATAATCAGCCAGTTATAACATTTGCCCATGAAAGCTATAGGCAAAGAAAATATCTAAATTATTTATCGACAAAAGTTGTTTCTTCACTAGAAGATGCTGTAGAATATATCTCTATTACATATTCACATAACAAGTAAAGGAAATCAAATGTCAGAAAATAAATTTAATTATTTTGAGGTAGTAAATACTTATATTGTTAAAGCAAAGAATAAGGATGAAGCAGAGAAGGTTGTCTTGGGACGAAAAGGTGTCAAGGGACAAATCCTATCTACTCAATCTGATATAGAGAGAATCTCGGCTGTTGAAGTACGAGAAATGCTAGAAGTTTAATATCTAGAAATATTCTATTCGTTAGGGCACCGGTGAAATAAGCCGGTGCCCTTTAACAAAGGCTTTGATATATGATTTATGCTCAAATGGTAGGCAGAAATGAAGAAGATAAATATCTTGAGGAAGTCCTAGATAGACTTTCTCAGCAGGTAGATAAAATAATTTTTACTGATGATTGCTCTGACGATAATACTAGCAAAATTGCTAAAAAATATTGCACAGTATATCAGACCCCAGAACCATTATTCATAAAACATGAAGGACAGTTAAGGGCATTTGCCTGGGGAAATCTTAGCCAACACGCAAAACTTGGTGATTGGGTCATAGCTATAGACTGTGACGAGAAACTTTATAATTCTAAAGATATATCTAGTCTATATATATCGAGTGTACTTGCTATGTCCCCATATGATGTAGCAAATGTAAAATTTTACCATATGTGGAATGAGACTCAATGGCGAACAGACAAACTGTGGGCTCCAAATAATAGTTCTAGAATTTTTAGATTTAAGGACAATGGTGGCTTTGCTAATCGTAGACTAGCCTGTGGTTCTGAGCCTACATATGTTGTTGATTGGATAAGACAAAAAAACTATTGGGCAGAATCAGGCTTAGCCATGCAACACTTAGGTTATGTAAAAGATAAAGATAAAGAAAAAAAATATAAAAGATATTCCACGTTAGATGGTGGAGAATTCCATGCAATACAACATATTAATTCAATAATAGACAAAGACCCAGTTTTGATTAACTGGGGTCACTTCCTAGGTTAGGAAAAAAAATGAAAAAAGACATTAAGATTGCAACACAAGCACAAACTATTCAAATATTAACTAGCAAGATGTTAGCTAAAGAAAAGTTTGCCTATGTGAATTTCCCTAGATCAGCTCTTATAGCAATGGGTGATTCAGACGTCAAGAAAACATCTAAAGAGTTTAGCGATTCCATAATTAAATCTTTTGCTATTAATGATGATAATTATATGAAAGCAATTCCAGCGGCTTTTGTAAATTCTAATGATCCAGAGAATGATTTAGACTATTCAGCTGTTGAAGATAGTCAAACGTATTATAACTCTACAACTCTTGAAAATTATTTCAACAATAATGAACTAGCTTTTAATTCGTTTGTTGATTTTTACATAAGACATACACCATATGTTATTGTTACCTTTCATGATCGAAAGGTGATCAGTAAGGTGCTAGGAGCACCAGTGGATATCATATATGTACAATATAATGACTATTATAATAAGATTGATGAAATAATCACCAAGCTTAAAACCTATAGCGATAGGGTAGATATGGTGATCCTCGATTGCCCATTATTATCTGCAGCTCTAGCAGAAAAGATTTGGGAAAGTTCAAATTTTTCTATTATAGATTTTGGAAAGGTGATTAGTTTTGCGAGAGCAAGGCTAAGCGTTAAGGCGGCTCAAGATGAAAAGGGAGTTTGAGGATAAGGAAAATGATCTATTCTTAATAGATTTGCTTTTTGATTCCGATCTAACCATAACTGAGATAGCTAAAGATCTTGATTACTCATACGCCCAACTTAACAAAAGAATAAATTCCCTAGGTTTATCCTGGATTAAATCTCAAAAAAGAAAAACATCTAGAGGGCAAGCTGCTCTTACGCAGGCTATGAAAAAACTGATTCCAAATCAAACAATCGTTAATGAGTACCATATAGGAGAGCGTCTTAGGTTAGATGTATATTGCGTAGCCTATAAATTAGCTGCGGAATTTCACGGTCGACAACACTTTTATTATACTGAGAGGTTTTTTGATTCTAAATATGATTTTGAACAAGCCCAGAAAAGAGACCTAAGAAAGATAGAGCTATGCAAGATAGCAGATATAAACCTAGTCGTATTCAGGTATAATGATGCCCTTGATGAACAAGCTGTCTATGATAGACTACTAGAAGCACTTAGGTCTAGTCCGCTTGTACCTGATATTGAGAAGAAAAACAAGACTAGTATTACACATAATAAATTTTATCAAGATAGAAAAAAAGAACATAACGATAGAAAAAAAGTAGCTTATCGTAAGGCTAAAAATAAAAGAGATAATCATGAGTGAACTCGACATTACTAAAACCACATACCCAATTGAATACCAAATTTTTGCTCTTTCCATAAGGGAAAAGGGTGCGATTAATTACTTCAAGGCTAACTTAGATCCGCAAATAGTTGGCCTTAACGAGAACAATCTTGGCATTCATGAATTTTATAATGCGATACTATCATACTCTGCATCCGTAAACATGGACTATGTAGATCCGGTAGCTTTCAGAAACTGGATGCAGCTAGAGAGTAATATATATGAATCTTTAAATGGCGACGAAGGGGTAAACGCTATTTTAGCGGTATTCCAAACGATGCAGTTGGCAAATCCAGAAGCAGTTACGCAAGTTCTTAAACACAAAGATAATAAGATACAGCAAAGAAATTCTTTAAAAGAATTAGAAATTATTATTAGCCAAAAGGGAATGAAGAGCGATGAAGACCTAGCTAGGATGTCTCTATTAACAGGTGAAATTAATGCGTTGGAAAATAGATTAAATTACAATCCATTAGATGATCTTGTCACGGCAAATCAAATAATAGAAAAAATAGATTCTCTTTTAGACGCTCCAGATTTTTTACCTACACAATTCAAATCCCTTAATAGGGCTATGGGCTACACTAATGAGGGCGGGTTTTTTAGAGGCGCAGTTCATGCTATAATAGCAGCTTCTGGAAAGGGGAAAAGCACGTTTGCAAAATGCTTAGTTAACCATTGGCTAGATTCAGGGTATAAGACATTATATATTAACTTCGAAGAGGCAAGGAATCACTGGGAAAGAATATTGATGACCCAAATAACTGGGAAAAATGTTTATGCAGAAGGGGATAAATGGTCAAAGGAAGATAAGGAAAAATATATAGGTATATTTACCGACAAGCTTAAGCAGTGGGGTGATAGATTAATGGTAAAGCATGACCCAGATACTCCATACTTTGAAGATCTGGAAAATTGGCTAAGAAATATCTTGTTAGAAGGCAATCACTTGCCAGATGTTATAGTGATAGACACCATACAATCTATGTTCACCAGGTCAAAGGGGAAAGCTAGGTGGGGTGAATTTGAAGAAATGATGGTACGTCTAGAAAAAATAGCCAGAGATATGAATTGTGTCTTAATTATTACGGCGCAAGAAAATTCAAACAGAATGAAAGAAAAAAGAGAAGTTGTAATGCAATCTGACACCGGTGGTTCATTGGCTATCCAGCAAAAATGTGCGGTTACAATATTCATTACAGAAAAAAAACTAGTTAGTGGTGACGATTCAGAGGATGAGAATGTAATGCAATTGCAAATCCCAAAAAATAGAATCACTGGTTCCACCTTTTCTTATGAACCTCCACTTGTGCGATATGTGGATTCAAGAAAAAGTTACGAAGAATACGATGCGGTAACGAACGCATCCTACGATGCCTCATCTATCCTAGATGATTTATTAAACAATGGAGATTTCAACTAATGAAACTTATTAATACAGATTCCATAAAAGACTTCCAAACATGTGCCCTATTGTATGACTACAGGCACCAGCAAAAAATGCCAGAGGCTATAGGTGGAAGAGATATCTTAATTGAAAGATTTGAAAATACGATAAAAGATATAATATATTATTTTTTTTATAAACAACAAGGAGGGTATACTCCATCTTATTCTTCACTTCTTAATAGATGGGAAAAACTTTGGTTTTCAGATGACATAACCTCATATGATATTCTTACCGAAAAGCATGAGAGTGCCTTCGGTAATTCCGCTAGTCTCACCACAAAAGCAGCCGCAGTGCTTTTATCATTTCATGAGAATTTTTTTAATAGAGATTATATCCCCATAGCAATAAATGATGATTATATTGTTCCGGTAACTAAATTGATAAAGCTTAAAGATAAATTCGATATTATCTTATCGAAGGATGATAAATACTTTGTAATCAAAATTGTCTTTAACTATAAGAGCAGCCATCAGAATATGCATCAGATAGACTTTGCTAGTATGTATAATGCATTTTGCATTAAACACGGTTCTAGAGTCGCTAATGCTTCTTTCGGTTACATAGATCTAACACTGCCTAAAATCCGTTTTACTGAATATGAAGTTACGAAAGAAGATCTTAATGCATTAATCTATTGGGCAGAAGAAATAAGTTCGACTAAAGTGTTTGCCCCTAGAAGAGGTCTTACCTGGTATTGTAAGAGATGCCCATTTGATAAACCTTGTTCAAAATGGTCTGGTTGGATACGTGAAAAACCAGAATAGATTTGGTATAATACTAGATAATATAATATCTAAAAAATTGTTTATTCTGTGCGGTTCGAAGAATACCGATCCAGCCAGTTATATTATCAATCTTATAAAAATAGAATACGAAAAGTATAAAAAGACTGAACTAAGATGGGATGATAATGACCAATAAAAGCATACTAGATGATCTTCTCGGGATAGATGTCCCATTTAAGCCGAACGAAGAAGAAGATAAAATACTATTACCCCTTTTAGATGAAATAAATTTAATAAATAATTTTCAAATAAAAATGTTTACAAGAGCAATTCTTCTGCAGGCAAAAATATTTTGGAAAATACCATCTAGTTTTTCTGGTAAACATCATCCTCCAGATGAGCACTCGAGTGGAGGAAACGTCTTACACACTAAGAGAGTTGTGAAAGCAGCAGAGATTATAGTTCAGTCATACTCATTAAATGATATCGAAAGAGATATGGTTTATTCGGCATGCTTGATCCACGATATCACCAAGGGTATAGACAATGTAGCATCTGTTGGCGAGTATCTATATGACCCTATGCATCCATATACTGTTGGGAAGTTTGTTACTAACTGCCAGGAAAATGATAAAAAATACTCTTCTGAGGCTAGTTCTTCGACACTTTTTCTCGATGAAGAAACCGTTCAATCTATATTGAGGCTAGTTAGATGCCATTTAGGTCCATGGTCACCAATACCAGAGACTTATCCAACTAGTTTTTTAGATATGATAGTGCACCTATCTGACAATATCGCATCAAAAGTCCATAAAATATTAGAAGTTAATCCTAAAGTTAGTGACTAATCTTGGAACAGGATAAATTGCAAATTAGATCATTAATAATTAATTCTTTAGAATTTTTAATTAACGAATCTATATATTATAGGGTTAATAACAAAAATTTTTCAACAGATAAACGACTTATGGTATGGCAAATCGATTGCGGAGATGGTAGAGTTTTGATACCATGAGACTTCCATCTGACAAAACTAAATTTATTTCTCAATGGAAGTATGTAGAGGTAGGAAAATATATTAAGAACCTTGATAAGGTTATTAGGGAGAAGGATGGTGACAATCCAGTTTTCTACGATATCGGAGAAATAGATATTTACCGCAAGAAACAGGGGAACATAGGTTTGTACACCTCAGTCTGGCACTATAACAGCACTAATATAACAGAAGCTATTAGGTTAGGTTCTCTGTATTTTGACCTAGACAATGAAGGAGACATTGACCTATGCTACGCAGAGAGCTTAAGATTATATCAGCATCTTTCCCAATATATTCCAGAACAAGCTTTAACCGTATACTTCACGGGTAAAAAGGGGTTTCATATAGAATGTGAAGCTGTAGCACTGGGAATTAACCCATCTAATAATTTACCAAAAGTTTTCAGGTACATAGCCAGTGATCTTCAGTCTAGGTTAGGTATATCTTCTATGGATTTTAGTGTTTATGACACAAGAAGAATGTGGAGACTTCCTGGATCAGCCCACCAATCTACCGGATTATATAAAACACTTCTTCCAAAAAATATTTTTCATTCTAGTATAGATTTCATAAAAGAATACTCCAGTAAGATAAATGATTTCGCTATAGAAGAACAGTTCTTTGACTTTAAGTCTAACGAATGGTATAGGGGATATACCTATGAAATGGAAGAAGAAAAAAATAAACCAAAAGATATTCTCGATGCGTTTAATAAATATGGATCATCTAATTTAAAATCATTTGAAACAAATGAAAAAGTTTTTCAAAAAGAAGCGCTATGGTTAAAGTGTCCATCAATTAAGAGACTGAATGAACAAGCTATAAGTTCACATTTCCTTGAGCACGAGGCAAGATTGTTTCTATGTTCTATACTAACTTATAGCGAAGAGGCTATAAACTATTTGCATGAAATATTAAGTAATTGTGATGATTATATACCGAGTAAATCACAAGCGCATATTGATGATTGGATCAAGAGAAGAGAGATTGGTATTGGGGGGAGACCATATACTTGCGAAAGGGCTAATTCAGTAGGGGTTGGGTGCGGGCAGTGTTCATTAGAGAAAAAAAATAAATGGGTAAAAGTTGGGGATAGGTTTATTGAAACTCAGGAAAAATCATCTCCATCTCCAGTAAGATTCGCCTATACTGGTATCGACAGAAAGGATAAAAAATGAACGATGACGAAGAAGTTGTAGGTCTATGCAGCGAATGCAGTACGCAACAGACAGATAGACATATGTATAATAGCGCGCATGCACAAGCAGGTTCTTCTGCGGTATGCAAATATTGCAAGGGCGTGGTAGTAATATGTCGCAAAATTGATAGAGATAAAGTATTAAATGCAATCAATATCAAAAGAGGGATTAGGTGAAGAACTGGACTAACCTTCACAACCATACTGTTTTTTCAATGCTCGACGGGCATGGAAATATAGAAGAATATTTATTAAGAGCTAAAGCTCTTGGCATGTCAGGGCTTGCTACTACCGATCACGGTAACATACATTCTTGGTTAGATTTCTACGACGCTGGAAACGCCATAGGAGTAAAACCAATTCTTGGTTCTGAATTATATCAAGCTAGAAAAACAAGATTTGATAAAGATGGGGAAGAAAGATCTGGGCCCGCTAAAAATGAGTGGGAACAAAGAGGGCCATACCATATAACCATTTTGGCTAAAAATAATATTGGCTATAGTAATATTATTAAAATGTCTTCTAAGGCCTTTACCGAGGGGTATTATGTAAAGCCTAGAGTAGACCACGAATTAATCTCAGAGCACTCTGAGGGCATTATAGTCCTATCCGGGTGTCTTAACGGGGAAGTGGCACAAGCGTTGCTTAGAAATGACTACAGCACCGCTCTCGCCCATGCTGCAGCCATGCAGGCTATAGTCGGTAAGGAAAACTATTTTATAGAAATAATGGACCATGGTCTTGAGGAGCAGAAACGCGTTATACCCGATCTTATTAAAATAGCCAATCACATTGGGGCTAAGGTAGTCCCTAGTGGCGATTGTCACTATGTACATAAACACGATGCTAAAGCACATGACATAATGTTATGTATTTCAACTAACTCTAATATCCATACCCCAAATAGGTTTTCTTTTTCTGGAGATAATTTCTACCTGCAGTCGTATGAGGAAATGGAAAAAATATTTTCGAAAGAATTACTAGATAATACGATGCATGTAAATGATATGGTTGAATTGAATCTTAAGTTTGGCGAAATACATTTTCCAAATTTTCCAATTACGACCAACGAAAGTTCTACACAATATTTTGAAAGATTGGCGTGGGAAGGCCTTAGAAAAAGATATGGTGACTTATTACCATCCAATATCATAGAGAGAGCAAACCATGAAATAAAAGTGGTTAAGGAAATGGGATTTCCTGAATACTTTCTAGTTGTTTCTGATCTTGTCCGCTGGGCCAAAGATAATGATATAAGAGTTGGGTGGGGAAGAGGTTCGGCAGCAGGAAGCATCCTCTCTTATGCTTTTGGTATTACTAATTTGGATCCCATCAAATTTGGTCTTATGTTTGAAAGATTCTTAGTAGAGGGTAGAAAGTCAATGCCTGATATTGACTTGGACTTTGATGACAGACATAGGGATAGAGTTATCGAATATGCCAGGGCAAAATATGGTAATGATAAAGTAGCACACATATGTACCTTCAATAGAACTGGAGCAAGGCAGTCTATACGCGATGCAACAAGAGCTCTAGGGCACGATTTTGCCACTGGAGATAAGGTGGCAAGATTAATACCGCCACCAGTTCTAGGAGTTTCTAAAAATCTAAAAGAGTGCATGGAGGTACATGAGTTCGCAAATCTATATAAGGTTGATTCAGAGTCAAAAACTATAATCGATACAGCATTTGGGCTAGAGAATCTTGTTAGACAAACTGGAATCCACGCTGCTGGAATTGTAATATCAAAGAATCCACTTATCGAATACTTACCTATAATGCAGAAGGGGGCGGATAAACCTATAGTGACCCAATGGGATATGGGTAGAGTAGAACTTTGTGGTCTTCTAAAAATTGACTTCTTAGGCTTAAGAAATTTAGGAGTTATAGATATATGCGTAAAGTTGATAAAAGAACATCGTCATATTGATATAGAGATTGACGATATACCGCTCAATGATCCAAAAACTTATGAGATGCTATGCCAGGGTAAAGCAATGGGTGTTTTTCAGCTAGAATCTGCAGGCATGCGTGAGTTAATGGTTCGAATGCAACCATACAGTATCAACGATATTATGGCATTGATCTCCCTCTATCGACCTGGTCCTATGGGTTCTGGAATGGACAAAGAATATACTGACAGAAAGCATGGTAAGAGTATTATCTCTTATGAGCATCAGAAATTAGAAGATGTTCTTGGCTCTTCACTTGGTATAATGCTTTACCAGGAAGATGTCTTAGCTGTCTCTAGAGAATTAGCAGGATTTTCTTCTGGAGAAGCTGATGATCTAAGGAAAGCTATTGGCAAAAAGCAGATGGATAAAATTTCTCTATTTAGAAAAAAGTTTGTTGATGGATGCGTTTCGCATTCTTCTTTATCAGAGGATAAAGCTAACAAAATTTACTCTGATATTGAATATTTTGGTGGGTATGGCTTCAACAGAGCACATGCTGCTAGTTATGCGATGGTTAGCTATGTCACCGCTTATTTAAAGAGCAATTACACCGTTGAGTATATGACTGCGCTTATGTCTTCGGTCGTTGATAAAAAAGAAAAAATATCAGCATATCTTTCAGAATGCAGAAAATTAGAGATAGAAGTATTGCCTCCTTCTATAAACAAATCTGGAAAAGATTTTAATGTTTTGAATGAATCTCAAATTATTTTTGGCCTATCTGCTATTAATGGAATAGGTGATTCTATAGCTGAGTCTATAATATCCAGTAGAGATGAAGTCAACCCATACTCCTCTATATATGATTTCTTCAGGAGGTGTGACCCTTCTACTCTTAAGAAATCTACTTTAGAGCATCTTGCTTTTGCTGGGGCTTTAGACGAATTATTTATGCTAGAAGAGGAAATTGATCTAACCAGAAAACAGGAATTAGAACTTTTGGAAAAAGAAAAAACAGAGTTAGGGATATACGTTTCCAAGCATCCCATCGAAGGTATGTGGAACGTTATAGCACCTAGCGTAACTGGCGAAATGGTTGACATTTTAGAAATGGGTAATGGCGCTATCGTTAAAGTCGGCGGTATTCTGACATCAGTTAAGAGATTGATAACGAAAAAGGGACAGAAAATGTTTCGACTTTTATTAGAAGATCTTTCTGGTGAAATAGAAGTTGTTATTTTCCCTAGGGAATCTAAATCTATAAGTGATACCTTTTTTAGTGAGGGCGATATTGTCTTAATATCTGGTTCCATTAGCAGGGAAAATGACGAAGATGCCTCGATAGTTAAGTTGCTTTACAATAGTTCAGAAAAAATAGATACATCTAAAGCAATCGGGAGTAAATCAATCATAATTTCCTTGGAGAAAGTTCCTACTTTAGAGATGATAAAGGGGATTTATGATATAATTGAAAACATAAATGGACCATCATATGTATATCTAGATTATATAGAATCAAATAAAAAGGTTACATTTAAATTTAATAAATCTACATCCTTAAAAATAGAAAAAAAATTATACAGTTATATCGACATACGGAGTTAAGAATGACATTACCAGGAACATATAAGAACCCAACAGAAAAACCATGCTGGACATTTTGCCCATCATGCAATAGATGTCAGGATAAAGGCAGATATACAAAGTGCAATGGATGCAGTGGTAGATATGACCCCTTAGGTAAAACCGATCCGGATCCTCGTGATTTCTGCGATTGCAAGAATGGAAATCTACGTTGGGTCACCCAGGCGGGAAGATTCATCCTTACTGAATTTAAGACTAACCCATTCAAGGGAACCGTTAAATATGATAAGAAATCAGAAGATGAACGAGATTGGGATTCCTACGTATCTGATATGCGTAATAAAATGGATGACCCAAAGTTCAATCCAATCACAATATACGAGGAGTAATAACAATGAACAGAAAAGAAATTGGAAGACTATCAGTTGGAGACATCGCTCTTATAGAATACGATAATTTTGATGAACCATATTTTTATATTCAGGCTGGGATTACTGGCTTTTATGTCACCCCAGATGACTTAACTGATTTGCATGGCATCCTGAACTACTATTTCAATATAGAAACCATTAGTAATGTAGTCTTATCTTTAACGGATGGTGGTGACGACAATGATTCCTTGGATTCATAATGAATATGATCAAATGGAAATGGGCACTACTGGCTGGGCGCCATTAGGCAAGGGAAGATATAAGAATATCTACAATAATCATACATTAGACGAACTAGGCAATGAGTACGACGAGAATAATAATTTAATATTTGAGAATATAGATCCATATGGAGACGAGAATCAATAAATGAAACTATTAATTAGAAGGCTAGAAGACGTAGGAGAATTTGAGAAACTAGCTTTAACGGATTTTTCGTACTCTAGGATAGACACATACAACTCATGCCCTGCTAAATATTTCTATACGTATATACAAAAAGAGCCAAGAATTTTTGGTGAAGCAGCTGTTCTTGGTAATATTGTACACTCTGTTCTCGAAGAGAATGTAAGTTCTGTGGAGAACTTAGACTATGATAAGCTTCAGGAAAGCTATAGCGAGCAAAGAGTATCTCATGATCCTGAGAACAAAATAAAAGATGAGCTTATTGTGGCAGGTAAGGGTATCATAGATGAGTTTTATGATCTCTTTGACTCCATCACATTTGATGTCCTGCACAAAGAATATCCTTTTAAATTTGTATTAGGCAGTTATTTGATTGTTGGCTACATAGATAGAATAGATTCTTTTGGGCCAAATGCAATTAAAATTATCGATTATAAAACTGGCAAGTGGGAAGTCCCCCTCAAGGGTATCCACAATAATCTACAACTAGGTATATATGCCGTAGCGATGGATATTTTATACCCGGATAAAGATATCCATGCGGAATTGTATTATCTGAGATCGGGGAAACATAAGGGGCATTTCTTCACGAAGGAAGATATAGAGAATGTAAAAATTAATTTACTAACAACTATGGATAATATCATTAATGATAAATCTTATCACCCTACAAGCAATGTATGGGCATGCAACATCTGCGATCACGCTAAATCCGGAGCATGTAATACTGGTGTATTTAGGATGAAGAAACTAGCTAGAGCCTAACAGGGGTATAGAAAAGCCGGAGGTTTCCCTCCGGCTT